CTTTTCTGTAGTATTCGTTGGTGCCTGGTGCGGAAGCATTCAAGTTTGATGCTGCCATATCACCTGTACCGACTGTTCCACCCTCTGCAAAAGGACTTGCTACTAAACCGTAGCGTGTCTTAAATGCAATTCGTGGCTGGAAACTGTCACTATCAACTGCACGAACCATTTGCAATGGAACGTAAGGACAGTAAAATATACCAGCATCCATAGGTGAAGAACCTTTGTAACCAACGCAATAGAATTCTGCGGCATTGGATGCAGCATATGGATCAACATATACTTTATACCGACCGTTAAGAACTCCTGCGAAAGTTGCAGATGCTTCATCAACATTTAGATTAGTACTCATTGCTGGAGCATAATCCAAGATTCCTGCCATTTGAAGAGCAGAAGCGACATCAGAAGATGTCATGATGATGTTACCTTTACCTCTACGTGTTCCCTTTGCAATAGCATTGGCATCACGTTCAATTTGCATCATAAGACCTTTGAACTTTTCAACCATCCAACGTCCGTTGGAATCTGTGTCAAGGTCAAACATTCCTGCACTTGTTGTACCAACTGCGGCACCAAGTTTTGCATTGATGTAAATCTTACGGACAACCTCTCGGTTAATCTCTGCAAGTATCTCTGCGGAAAGAATGTTAGCAAGTTCTGCTTCTGCATCAAGACCGTGAACTGCACGTAAATCTTGTTGTAGTTCCATAGAATAAGAACCTTTAAGAGCTCTTGTTCCAGCAGCAACCGAAATCTTTTCGATTGAGAAGGACATTTCTTGAGAAATGTTTGCTTCGCCTGCAACAGTTGTCATACCAGTTGTGGATGAGTATACGTTTGCAGAAACGTTAGCAGTTCCGTCTGTGTGAATCAACAGGCCAGGAACATTCAAAATGTCACCTGTTCCAGTTGCAGCACCAGAGGTTTTGTCTTGTGTGGTGTGACCTGCTTCGTTATAAAGCAATTCTGCACCAGACTGTGAGTCTGTTCGTGCTCGTAGAGCAAAAATCAAACCTGTTGGGCCTGACATTGGCTGTACTCCACAAACATCATAAGCGATGAGTTGTGGCATTGCACGGCGAACCATTGAAATCAGAACTGGGTCTGCGAAATCAATTCCGACTTGACCAGCATCTGTTCCACCAGCTGCACCACCGACTCCAACTGCTGTAGTTGTTGCCATGTTGGTTACTGGTGTTGCTTCTGTCAACATCCCTGTTTGACGGTCTGCAGCAGCTTGTTGTTCTACGTTTTCCAGACAAATAGCGGTGACAGCTCTACGATAGGTATCCGTGATCTTTGGAAGATCGGGATGATCCAGAACTGGAGCCCACTTTTTCTGTAAATTTTCTTGAAGTTGCATTTCTAAACTCCTTAAATGTTTAAAATGTTATTAATTACGAGCAATAGCTTTACTATATGCTTCCATGATACTTGTCATTTTAGGATCAGATATTTCTTCTCCCTCTACTGATGTATCTACTTGTTCAACGTTGTCATCTTGTTTTTGTTGATTAGGGAAATAATTCTCCTTAATTGTTTTCACTTTTTCCTCAAAATTTTCGGAATCATCTTCGTAAGAAACACCTTCTGCAAGGGATTTCATCTTTTCAGATTGTGTATCTGCAAGGTCATCACAGACTTCTTCCAAGATCTTGTTCTTACGATATTCGTTGAGTTCGTTTTTAACCTTAATGTTTTCTTGAACTGATTGATTCAATTGTCCTTCAAGGTCTTCTACTTTATCGAACAGATTTTCTACAATGTCAACCTTTTCTTCTGGAACTTCAATGTAATGTTCTGTGAAGAGGTCTTTAAGTCCGCCCATAAATTCTTCGGTAATTTCACTTTTTAGTGAATTTTCCAGAGCAAGTTCGTTTTCTTTCATCCATTCTTCTGTAACATAGTTGAGATAACCATCAACTTTGTCTGTTAATTCATCACGGAAAGCAACGATTTCTTCTTGTAGTTCTGTTTGATATTCTTTTTCCATATCTTCGACTTTTGAACTTGCTATTTCCATCACTTTTTGATGAACTGCAGCTTCAAATATCGTTGATGCTTTAGATTTGAATTCTTCAGAGAGTTCTTCACCTTCTACTAATGCATCAATATCTTCTTTGACATTAATTTCAGGCATAGAGATTTTAATTTTCTTTTTCTTTTTACCAATTACAGTTGAATTATCATCTGGTTTAGCATTGTCTGGTGTTTCTCCACCAAGATCTTCTGCTTCGATAACTGTCATCAACTCAGCAAATCGCTTGGATACTTCTTCTTTTTTCATTCCGTTGACTTTATCAAAAAGTGCGGAAATCATTGCTGTTTTGGTAGTAGGAAGTTTGACTGATTCTTTTTTTACTTGCTCGTCTTCCTCTTCTTCGTCATCATCGTCTTCGTCATCATCGTCACCGTCTTTTGCTTTTTTAGCGTCAATGGCCTTTTGTAAAGCGGGTGGTAATTC